TAACAATTCAAATGTGCTACGGGTTTTAAGATCTCTATAGTGTGAGTGGTATCTACCTGCTTGTCTCATAAACCATATAGGAGGGACCTTCTGCTTTTTCCGGTTACAAGCATTAATAAATTTTTTATTCACTTTATATTTTTACCTACTTCCTCACCTAATAGTTTATACTCTAAAAGTTTGCTTGTTGATTCAAACTGTTTTCCTGTATTATAATTTATCGCTTTTAAATTTAGACAGTCGCCAACTAGAGTAGAAATAGCACCTACCGCGGTATGGCAGTCTCCATCTATCTCTTGGAGCATTGCTCTTTCAGCCATTACAGAATAGTACGTATTCCAATGATTATTTAGTTTCGCAACATCGCTATGGCTTGATCCTTTTCTAGTTTGTATTGCTATCACACCCTGTCCTACGCATGGTAACATTTTACTGAAAGGAAATATCTTTTTTATCTTATGATCTAAATTTAGGGCCTCTAGTCCTGCTACGGCTAATATAATAGCATCATACTTGCCTTGTTCTAGTTTTTTAATCCTTGTATCAATATTACCCCGTATAGGTAATATCTCAAATTCTACATTAAAGTTTTCTTTAAGTTGTGCTATTCGTCTAGGTGAACCTGTCCCTACTTTCGCATGCGGAAAGAGTGTGCCTATATAACAATCTCTAGGATCGTTCCTTTTTAACACAGCAGAAATTTCTAGCCTATCATCCATTACTGCTGGCAGATCTTTGAATGAATGTACTGCTACATCTATTTTTTTATCTAATAGTTGTTGTTCTATAGCAGAAACAAATACACCCTTGCCTCCAATGTCTTGGATACTTTTGTTTTCAAATATGTCGCCGTCTGTTTTAATTTTTACAAGATTGGTTTGGAAACTTTTGAAACAATGTGCTTCGACTTTTTTAGCATAATCAATTGCTAGTTTACTTCCTCTTACGCCAATGTTCATACCAGCTCCCATAAAGACACAACTTTTCTGTTGCTAGGTAAGTTGCCAACCCCGAGTGATTATGCCGCTAAGGCAAAATCCTCATTCACGTACTTTCTCGCATTAGAAAAATCTACGAAAGAAAATACGTTTGATACATTATCGTTTGCATCTATAACGTGTCTTCGCGTTAACCGAGCTTAGATCCGGACAACTCCACGAACTCTATTGACTGCCAGTCGATCCTATTTCAGGCCCATCATAAGCACACTCCCGTTATAAAAATGTGTTTATGGTGGACCTGCTGGGTACTGCCCCCAGGTCCTGTTCAGCGTTTGAATTGCTTCAACGTTGTAGTGTATTTATAGCATACTATAATAGGTTTGTCAAGAGAAGAACGTAAATAAAGTAACAAGTATAATGGGCGATTTGATCAACGCCTTGGAATATCCAAAACTTTTTGGAGTTTGTTTCGATATCATAATATCGCATAAGTTTTGTTTTTGTAAAATCAATGATGAAATGTAGAACATAGTCTAGCATTGCTATCAGAACAGAATTTTGGAAGGATGTAAAAAACAGCAAGACTATAAAGGTACAAACCGCGTGGTCTCCTGCGTGTATGTATCCCTTTGAACTTTTTAGATTACTTTTGTCTCCAGAAATAAGTCTACTTTGTAGCACCAGATCAGCTAGAGCATGTTTTACAACTAGCATGAATAATAACATGGCTTCCGCCATATAGATCTCCTATTCTGGAATGTGGACTACTTTAATATCGACTGCTACTGGTTTGCCATTGTGGTCTGAAAGTTCGTATTCAATAATCATACCTTCTTTAACTTTCTTAATGCCTGACTTTCTAAATTCAGACACGTGACAAAAGAGGTCTTTCTGGTCTTCTTCTCTTGAAATGAAGCCATACCCTTTGACATGATTGTACCATTTCAGCTTACCTTGTTGTGTCATAGTTTGCCCTTCTAAGATTAAGGAGGATTTCTCCTCCTTAACTATATTTATTTACATATTGTTCTTTTTATCTTGGATCTCAGCTCTTCGAGCTTTTGCCAATTTGCCCATTTCGCCAAGAGCTTTTCTTGCTCTAGCGGCCGCGGCCTTCACACCTTTTGTATCAAAAGACTCTGCTTCTGCCAAGTATGCTTCGTAATGAGCCTTAATTTGTTCGTGTATGTCTGACATATTATCTCCTTTAGTTGACTACTTTTAGTCCTGTTGTTGATTCTACATATTGCTTTGAGGTTGTTGGACTTGTCTTAGCAATGAATACAACATTACTTAAATTTATAAGCATCTCTGTATCCATACTAACTGTAAGTGCATAAGGAACCATACCGATTCCTTTCTCCGTCATAGTCAATACCATAGGTTTCCTAACCTTTATAGAATCGTCTTTCACTTCTGTGATTCTAGCTACTACTTCTTCACCAGCACCAGTTTTGAACGTCACGGTATCTCCAATACCATATGGTTTTTCAATTAACATTAGCCTACTGACTCTCCTGTTCCGTTAAAGCCTGTGTCTTCAATATACGACATCAGTGCTTCGTATCCTCCTATATAAGTATCACCTATAAAGATTTGCGGAGCAGTTCTTGGCTGTGCTAACCCTTTTTCTTCGAAAAGAGCGAAAAGTTCTGGTGGAGCAATGTCCGAACCAATTAACTTTTCTTCATATTGGACGCCCAATTTCTTAAACTCTGCCTTTGCTTTTAAACAGCTAGGGCAATGTGTTTTACTATAGATTGTTGCTTTCATCATAATTTGAAGCCTTTAAGTACATCCTTGTCTACGTCTTGTTTAATACCACCAATGATATAACTTTCTACTTCTGTTTCCTGTGGTGCTACTTGAAGTCCTGAGCTTGAAAGCCAATGTTGTGTCCAAGGTAATGGGTTATTATTAAGTGGACGATCGTAAATTGTTTTATAACCAAGTGCTTTCAATCTCTTGTTAGCAATAAACTCAACATAGTGATGTAAAAGTTCTTCGTTCAAACCAATTATTGCTCCGTCCTTGAAAAGATAATTTGCCCAGGCTTTTTCTTCATTTACACAGGTACGCCACATATCAAGCACTTCATCTTCGCATTCGCGAGCAATTTTTTTAAAGTCTGGATCATCATTTCCTTTGATCCAATGTTTCAGAACATGAGTTGATAGATTCAAATGTGTTGCTTCATCTCTTGCTACTAATGATACAATCTTAGCAGAACCTTCCATGTTCTTGGATTCAGCAAATGAAAATGTACATGCGAACGATACGTAAAAACGCAATCCTTCTAAAATATTTACATTCATCATTGCTAAAAATAATTTCTTCTTTACATCATACATAGTTCCCTGTTTACGATGGAACCAATCGTCTGCGGCTAAAGTAAATCCATCATAATTTTTAGTTACAGATTCAGCTCTTCTTAAAATTTCTTTATCATCTAAGATTGTATCAAATACTTCACTAGGATCTGGATAAACATTTTTAATAATGTGTGTATACGAACGTGAATGTATTGTTTCAAAAAAGTCCCACGTTACAATACAACCTTCTAGTTCAGGCAAAGATACATAAGGTAAGAAAGCCAAGCTAGGTCCTCTTCCTTGAACACTATCCAAAAGTGTTTGATATTTTAGATTAGCAGTAAAAATGTGTCGTTGCTCTGGTCTAAAATTAGCGAAGTCTGCTCTGTCTTTTTGTAAACTAACTTCTTCAGGTCTCCAAAAGTAACCCAACATTGTTTGGTTAAGTTTATCAAACTCCGGAAATTTAAATACGTCATATCTCTGTGTGTTCTGGTCAGGACCAAAGAACATTGTCTGCTTTGTAAAATCTACTTTATCTTTATTGAATACTGTTTTTGCCATTTTTATTTTCCTCTTTGTGTGTAACTATTATACTATCATAAGACTCATAAGTCAATCTTTAAATAGCACAACTGTCACAATATTCTTCATACTCCTCATCGGTACCGTTAAATTCTGTTCTTTCAACTGGATTCTCTTTTACGTTATCGTGCCAGCCTAAGTTATGTTGAGGTTCTTCAACATCGCCATCAGTTTTATAATCATAAGTGTTCTGATAATAAGAAGTTTTCCAACCGTACTTGTATGTATTTAACAAGTCTTTAAGCATTACACTCATCGGAACTTCATTATTATCAAAGTGTGTAGGATTATAACTCCAATTACCACTAATTGCTTGATCGAAGAACTTTTGCATTACTGCTACGATATTTATATATCCATCATTGCTAGGCATATCCCACAACAACGTATAGTTATTCTTTAACGTTTGATACTGCGGAACA